GCCGCGTTTTCACGCAATTCTTCCACAATGCTTGGCGGTTCGGGCATGTCCGACGGGACGTTGAGGGCCTTAATGATCGCGGCAACGTCGCCAATCACGATCAACCTCCTGTCGTGGTCGTCGAATACCAGAAAAATCTCTGATCCATCCGGCTTGGCGACAACCAGGGTTCGGTCGTAATTGGCCCGGTTGATTTGAGCGCCAGGACACGCCGCCCGGATGGCCCGCTCAGCATTATCAACATCCTCGTTCGTGTAGCTCATAATTCTACTCCCACGGCGGCGGCTTGCCGATCTGCAGCCAAGCCTCGAGCAGGTGCTGCAGGGTTTTGGAAACCGGGTGCCCGGCCTTGATCTTGAGCATGTGGCCGACGCTGATGCCGAGCAGGGCGGAGGTGGTTTTGCTGGCATGGGTGAGGCCGAGTTTGTCCAATGCCGCGATGTATTGTTTTGTGCTCATTGGTTTCGAGCCGGCGGTTTTGGTGGCTTTGGTTGGGGCGCGAACGAGCGTCATGGTTTTGGTTTCCCTACCAGTTTACGGATGGCCAGGCGCCGCAGCCGGCGCTCGAAACGCTCCATTTCGTCAGCGCTGGCGCTGTGGATGAAATCGGCAATTTCCTGATCGCGGACGAGGTCCGCATCGACGCTACGGGCGCGCGACCTGGCCTTGGTCTTGCGCTTGGTTTTCTTGGTCATGGTTTCCCTACCAGTGTTGCGGTTTTGGCGACGGCTGCTAGGTTGCCGGCGTCACGGCGTGGCCGTGCGGGTGGACCCTACCAGGCCCTGCGCGGCCCGTGGTGATAGAGCCCGGCGGCCGCCAAGCTGCCGGGCTCGCCTATTCAGCCGTTCCAAGGGTCCAGGATTACTTCAATGGTGAGCCAAGCGACGATGAGGACAACGATGAGGCCCAAGGTATAGAGCATGGGTTTTGCCTCCGGTTAGAACGTGCCGCCGAGCACCCCGCCCCAGAGCAGGACGGTGAACACGAAGGCGGTGAGCGAGAGCAGTGATGCGGCCTCGACGCCGATGAGGATGCTGAACCAGCAGAGGTTGCGGAGCATGGCCTAGCCCTCCGCCGTGGTCTGCAGGCGTAGGCTGCCCGACACGACGCAGCCGGGAAACAGTTGCTGCAAGTGATGCTTGACCATCGGATGCGAGGCTTCCGCCGTTAGCGGCAGCGGCAGCAAGGTGTTTTGCGGCATGTCTCCACCCTGGAACGAGGCCAGCCAGCCGGTCGCAGTCCACTTGAGCGTGATGTAGATCATGGTGTTTCCCTTCCAGTTATCCGGCGGGCCATCCGCCGTCTCAATGTTAGCCATTGAGGGTGATGATATAGGCTTTGCCGCGACGTTCGATCTTCGGTTGTTCAAGTGAACCAACGTCGCCAGCAGCCCACATGTGCTCAAGATAGTCAGCCGCTTTGTCGTAGCTTTTGAACCACCCGTAAACGTATCTCATCTGAAGTCCCCTACCATTCTGGGCGCGGACATCGCGTCCAATGTCGACACCCTACTCTCATCATATCATATGTCAATAGAATATGTGGGGATGCTGACAATTATTTTCGTGTGTGCAACTTGTGCCCATTCCATCGGCCTAAAGCGGCTTCACATGGCCGCGCCTGCCGCGTGGAATCCGCCTTATCTTGCCGCCGGCCGCTGCAAAATCAATAACCTTCTCGTTCGCCATCGCGCGCATTGCTACCTTGCTCATTTGCCACTTGCCGCGACTACGGGTCTTCGCCAGCATATTTGGTGCCAATTGCTTGCCACGCACGCGATCGCGCAATTCGAGCTCGAGCAATTGCCGCGCATAATAGATGGCAACACGGCGTTCACGCGTCGCGGTCGGATCAAAGCCTGCCGCTGTGCACCAATGCCAAATGCGGCTTGGATGTACGCCAGCCATCATGCTGGCCTCACTGACCGTGATCCAGCCACCGCGCAACATGCGGACAACGTATTGGCGCCAGCGATTAGTACCTGGTCCGGACATAATCCTAACCCGCACGGTTGCGTTAGGGTTACACGCCGCTGTCAAGTGTGGCAAGCACGACCAAATGCCAATAAAACCAATGGCTTAACGGGCAAAAACCTTCGGTGCGTTGTAACGCGATCAAAACAATTTACAACACACTTACCTCTTGCGAACGACCAGTGAGCAGACCAAGGAGCGATAGCGACGAGGCAACGCCGTAAGGCGTACTCTGTCTGCCTGCTCCCCGGTGCGTCGTCACAAACGACAAACCGCATACTCTCCCAATATGCATGGGCAATTCGAACCCGGAAACAGCGGCCGCCAGTCCGCATATTCCGACGACATCGCGACAAATGTCCTGGACCGCGTCGCAATGGGCGAATCCATCCGCACCATATGCGCAGACCCCGCAATGCCAGCGCCCTCAACCATCTTCAAGTGGTTGGTGACGTTCCAGCCGTTCTCGGAACAATACGCACGGGCGCGAGAGGCTTGCATCGAGCGTTGGTCAGAGGAAATTATCGAGCTCGCCGACGAACCGGTCGCGCCCAACGACAACGCCGCGGTACAGCGTGCACGGCTCCGCGTCGACACTCGCAAGTGGCTCATGAGCAAGCTGGCACCACGCAAGTACGGTGACCGTGTTGAACACGTGATCAAGTCCGGCAACGCGGCCGATCTGACCGACGACGAGCTCGCCCGCATCGCCATGGCAGCTGCCCCAGCACTGCTCTCGCCACCGACTGTCGATGCCAGCGCCGAGTGCAACACAGACGCGACACAGGACGACTAAGCCGTTGATATCCCTAGTGTTGGCAGCGGATATTGCATCCTCAACCAACCCTATTCCTGCCCGGACACGAGGCCGGGGAGTATCCGGAAACAGGCCGGGGGGCGACAGTGTCTTGCACGTGTACCCCCCTCCCCGCGCGCTGCCGTTGTTTCCCCGGATTGCCCTTCCTTCTTGCCTACCGCTGTATGTTGCGTTGCCTGCCGTTGTGGTTAGGCAGACACTGACGCTCGGACAGCCGCTTGCGGTGAGCGAGCGTGTGCGAGCGGATCACTTAACGGCTAGCGGCAATTGTGGTCGGCGTTCTTAGTTGCTGTGGTGATACCTGTTGCAGTTTGGGTTGGTTGGTTCAGCGATTGTCCCGCGCTTTGTTCGGTTTGTGGTGTGTGATGAGGGCTGTGTGATGGCGGCTGTTGAGGAGAGTTGTTTGAATTGTCGGTATTCGCGGCGCGAGCATGCGGATGATCCGGATGAGGCTGGCGATGTTGGTTCGCTGCAATGTCGGCGGCATGCACCGCGGCCGGTTTACCGTGGGCTAGCGGATGCGGACGCGGAGGGTGGTCGGGAGGACGGGTCGACGTTATGGAGTTGGCCGGTTGTTTTTGGCGAGCAGTGGTGTGGCGAGTGGGAAGCGATGCGGGATGAGCAAGCTGACCATTGACGATCTTGATCTAGATTTTCTGTGGAGCGTACTGTTGCGGCATTCTGCTGAGCGCAGAGTGAGGGAGGGAGAGCTGCCATCGAAGTCGAAGTCTCAGGCGCGTTTGATGCGGGCGGCGGCACATGATGCGGGGTTTGCCAAACGGGCTGGGGTACCGGTTGCGGTAGCGAAGGAGTTTGTGCGGGCGGATCAAGGACGCAAGGCTCCTGCGCCTTCCAAGCCCAAAGGCAAGTGATGGTGTGATGAGCGAGTTAGTTGAGCGGGTACGTCGGCTGACGCGGGAGCGGCGAGCGCATGTTTTGGAGATTGCGCGGTTACGGGCGGCGTTGGCGCGGGTTGGCGCCTGCCCCCGACCGCGATCGGGGGGCAGCGACCGGGGGGATCGTGGTCTTGGGATTTATTCGGCATGGGGGGTGGAGACGCGGTTACTGGTAGGGAGGGATGGCGATGAGTGAGACTGTGATCGGGGAGGGTGTGAGTGGGCTGGCGGCGGTCACGATGTTGCAGCATCGGCGGGCGGTACGGCGGTCGTTTGCCGAGTGGTGCCGGCATCGCGGCTATGAGCCGGCGTTGCATCATCGGTTGATCATTGATGCGGTGGAGGCATTTCTCAGCCCTGCCCCCGCGCCTGCCCTCGGCTGTGACCGAGGGGAAGCGGGGGAGCAGGTGCTGTTGGTGTTTGCGCCGCCGGGGAGTGCCAAGAGTTCGTATGCGAGCGTGTTATTGCCGCCGTGGTATTTGGCCAACCATCCGCAGGACGGGATTTTGTTTGCGACCCACAGTGTGGAGTTTGCCGAGCGCTGGGGGCGGCGGGTTAGGAACGACATTGCGGTTGAGTGGAAGACGCTGGGGATTGCGTTGAGCGAGGACAACAAGGCGGCGGGGCGGTGGTCGCTGCAGAGTGGTGGCGAGTATTACGCGGTGGGTGCGGGGACTGGCATCAGCGGGTACCGGGCCGATCTGGCGATCATTGATGACCCGTTTGGTTCGCGTGAGGATGCCTACAGCGAGACGGTGCGCAAGGGGCGGTGGAATTGGTATTTGGATGATTTCAGTGCGCGGTTGAAGCCGGAGGCCAAGCGCATAGTGATTGCGACGCGGTGGCACGAGGAGGATATCTCGGGGATGGTGCTCGAGCAGATCAAGCGCGGCGAGATTAGGGGGCGGGTGATATCGATCGCGGCGATTGCGGAGGAGAACGATTGTTTGGGGCGGAGTGTGGGGGAGTATTTGTGGGACGATCCGGGGGGTTACAATTACGGCGAGTTCTTAAGGGCGCGGCAGCGTGAGACGTCGCCGATGATGTGGAGCGCGCTTTATCAGCAGCGGCCGGCGCCCGAGGAGGGCGATTATTTCAAGAGTGAGTGGCTGGTCGAGTGCGAGGAGAGCGAGATTCCGGAGCGCGAGCGGATGGTGGTGTATGGGGCGAGCGATTACGCGGTGACGGCGGACGGCGGCGACTACACCGTGCATGTGGTGGTCGGCATCGATCCGAATGGGCGGATGTATTTGCTGGATGTTTGGCGCAAGCAGGCTGGGGCCGACGAGTGGGTGGAGGCGTTTTGCGACCTGGTGAAGCAGTGGCGGCCGATGGCATGGGCCGAGGAGCAGGGGCAGATTCGGGCCGGTGTCGGGCCGTTCCTGGATCGGCGGCAGCGCGAGCGCAGTGCCTATGTGGCGCGCGAGGGGTTCCCGACGCGGGGGGATAAGAGCGTGCGGGCGCAGTCGATCCGGGGCCGGATGGCGCTCGACAAGCTGTACGTGCCGCGGGCGAGGAAGTGGTGGCCGGCGCTGCGGTCGGAGCTGCTGACGTTCCCGGCCGGCAAGTACGACGACCAGGTCGACGCGCTCGGTTTGTGCGGGCAGCTGCTCGACGTGATGGTGGCGGGGCGCGAGGCCAAGGCGACGAAGAACGTGGTCAACATCGGCTACCGGCGGCTGGAGCGGCAGGTCGAGGGGTTCAAGACATACTGAACGGTTGCCACTTTTTGGGCAGCGGCGGGTAGGGGCCGAGACGGTCGGCCAAGAGGTTGCTGACCTCTTCCTGTGTTTCCACTGTTAGTTTCCAGGCCTGCATGAATTTAGCGTGGTCCTTTGGCATTGGCGGCAGGTTGCGGGTGAGGTTTGACCACTTGGTGTAGAGTTCGGCGTGCAGCCGTTGCAGCGGCGTCATTTGCGCGACCCAGAGTTCGATTGGGTTAGGTGTTTGTCTACCCATCGTTCTCGTCCTGTTCCACACCTTATATATAGCGCGTGTGCAGGTGTGTGCTGACGCGGCCCGCCGAGGGTCTAAGCCGGCGTTCGGGCGGGTGGGCCTCAGCCGCGCCAGGCCGCAGTTTAGTACGATAGCGGACGTTTAGTCACCCTATCCATTCCGGCAAGTCTTTGCAGGCGGCGTGCGTGGGGCGACCCATCGGCTCCTCCCCGCTTGCGCCCCCACTTTCGTGAGGACAGGCGAGGGCTTCAGGACCGCCCCCACGGAGGTTCCGGCACGCGGCCGGACGTAACGGGGTCCGCTTTTGGCTTCCTAGGCTAGCCTCAGCAGCATGTACGTTACCCTGCGGACGGCCACGCCGTTTAGGCCGTGGGATCAGTCAAGCACATTTTTGACCGAACTGGCCAGTTCTTCCGAAATAGTTGCGCGAAACAGGGGGCGCAGTTCGTTCACGCGGTTTGGGTCGGTGTATTTTCCCCCCCTTTCAATACACCAGGGGTCTGCGGGGTGCGTTGTCCGGAGCCCACCCGCGGCCGACCGTGCCAGCGTTGCAAGCCATCTCTACCTCGGAACAACTTGGGCGCCGGTTGCGAATTAAGCCCTCCTGGCCGGCGTCCCCTTTGGAGCATCCCCTATGACGACAGAGAAGAGCGCGGACGTAAAGTCAGCCGAACCCAAGGAAGAAGTCCCCGACAACGCCGACACCATCGTTACCCGCATCGAGGCCAACGTCGCCCGCTTGCACACGGCAACACCCTCCGGGATCGAGGCCATCCAGGCCGAAATGACCACCGATCTGGAGAAGCTGCGCGCCACCGCCCCGCCGCCCGCCCGCGCCACCACCGCGTCCCACAAGGCCAAGGACGACGATGACGACGAAGAGGAAGAGAAGCACGGCCGCGGCAAGCGCAAGTGACGGCCATGAAGCCTAACCGCCAAAACTGCCGAGCCGGAAACCGCCGCGCCGAAGGGTGGCACCCCTCCCATAATTCCTCCCGACACCACCACTATCGTCGCGGCCCGGATGGACATTCTGATCGCCGGACTGCTGAGTGCCACCCCTTCTCGCGTCGTCAGTATCCACGACAGTCTCGTCATCGAGATGAAAAAACTGCGCTCCCTCGGTGGCTTCTAAGAGGAGAGGGCAAAGAACCGTGAAGATCGATGCCGACGCGCCCGCGCTCAACCTGGCGCCCATCCAATTCCGCAACTGGGACCAACCCGGCGTCGCTATCCGCGCCGACAAGGCCGCCCAGCACGCCGGCAACCTGCGGCTCATCGCCGACGGCATGACGGCGACCGATCGGCACTTCGCCGACTACCTGCGTCGTTTTGCGGGACAACTCAGCCCCGAAGTCGTCAAGACCAAGGATCTGGCTGAGAGCGACCCACCGCCGGAACCGGAGGCCGCCTGATGGCCGGCGCCGCCGTCGTCGCATTCTCGCCAACCAATTCAGCCGGTGCGCCGCAACCGCAATACGGCGGCGACGATACATTCGGCGAGGACGACGGCCGTTACTATTCGATCTCAAAACTACGCCGCCAATACTTGGATTTTCTTGGCTCCAAGTCGTCGGAGATCTACGAGCAGAAACAAGCCCGCCGCTACGACTCGGGCGATCAGTACACCAAGGAAGAACTGCAGATCCTGAAGAAGCGCGGCCAGCCGGCGGTCGTCTTCAACATCATCCATCCCAAATACAACGCCGTCGTCGGCATCACCGAGCGGCTGCGGCAAGACCCGAAATGCTATCCGCGCACGCCGCAACATCAGCAGGGCGCCGATCTCGCCACCGCGGTCCTGCGCTTTGCGCTCGATAGCAACGACTGGAAGGGCAAGCATCCGCGCGTAGCGAGATTTGGCGCCGTCGACGCCATCGCTGGCATCGAATACGACCTCGAGCGCGGCGATCAGGGCGATCCCGACGTGCGTATGCACATCGTCTATCCCGACACCTTCTTCTACGACCCGCGCTCGTTCGACGAAGGCTTCACCGACGCTCGCTTCATGGGTGTCAGCAAATGGGCCGATCCCGAACAGGTCAAGGAGATCTTCCCGGACAAGGCCGACGAGATCGACAGCCTGATCGAGCAGGGCTCGGATCTCACCCAGGATAGCGATCGCGAGATCATCTGGGCCAATTCGACCCAGAAGCGCGTGCGCCTCGTCGACCATTGGTACATCTGCGACGGCGAATGGCGCTGGTGCGTCTATATCGCCAACACCAAGATGGACGAGGGCCGCTCGCCCTATACCGACGAGCGCGGCAAGACGTTTCCGAAATACCGCATGTTCTCGGCCTCGATCGACCAGGACGGCGACCGCTTTGGCTTTCATCGGCAGTGGAAGGACCCGCAGGACGAATACAACATGCGGCGCTCGAAGGCGCTGCATCAACTGAACTCGCGCCGCATCCGCGCCACCAAGGGCATGGTGGACGATGTCGAGGTCGCACGCCGCGAGGAGGCGAGAGCCGACGGCTGGATCGAGTTGAACCCGGTGCCGAACGGCCAATACATCGCCGACGATCAGCGCCAGATGGCCGACATGCGCGCCCACATGGAACTGATGAACGCCTCGCGTGAGATGATCGAGAATTTCGGTCCCAACTTGGCGCTGCTGGGCCAAGGGCTGCAGGACAGTTCCGGCCGCGCCATTGCGCTGTTGCAACAAGCTGGCATGTCGCAGCTCGGCCCCTACATCTCGGCGCTGAAGAACTGGAAGATCCGGGTCTATCGCGATCTGCTCAATATCATCCAGCAGCACTGGACTGCGGAACGCTGGGTCCGCGTTACCGACGACGACTCGCTGCCGCAGTTCTTCCAGATCAACAAGCTCTCGGTCAACGAATACGGCCAGCCGATCATTGTCAACGCGGTCGGCTCGCTCGATGTCGACATCGTGCTCGACGAAGGCCCCGATGTCATCAACATGCAGGCCGACGCCCTCGGCGTGCTGCAATCACTCGGCCCCAACTTCGCGCAGGAGTTCCCCGAGGTCGTGCTCGAGCTCACGCCTTTGCCATCGCAACTGAAAAAGGCGATGCAGGCGAAAATCCAGCAGAAGCAGAACCAACCGCCGCCGCCCGATCCGAAGGTGCAATTGCTACAACTGCAATTGCAGCAGGAGGCTGAGCGCGGCCAGCAGCAACTGCAATTGGACGAACAGCAGTTCCAGCAGAAACTGCAATTCCAGCAGCGCCAGCACGATCTCGATCGCATGCTCAAGCTCGACATGGCGCGCATGGCCGACGAGCAGGACCGCCGTCAGCACGCCGTCGATCTGCACAACGCCCACCTCGACCGCTCCGCCGACATCATCAAGGCGCACCGGCCGCCGGCCACCAGTGTCGCCTATGGCGATCTGCCGCCCGATGGCCAGCAGCAACTAGCGGCGCAGGCCGGCCTCGATATCGCGCGACCGGAGCCGGAGCCGGCTGAACCATCACCACAACAACCCTAAGAGGCCGCCATGGCAGTAGGAACAGGCGATCGTTTTGCTAACACGACCGGCGGGATTTCAGATCCCGGCTGGGACGCTATTGCGATTTCTGGGTCCGGCTCATCATTCACCTACGGAGTTCGTGCGCTCTACGTTGGTGGTCTTGGCGATGTTGAGGTCGTCACGGCGGGCGGCAATACGGTCAAGTTCACTTCGGTCCCGGCCGGAACCATCCTGCCGATCCGCTGCACCAAACTGACGACCAACACCACCGCGACCGGCGTTATCGCCTTTATTTGACGAGGTAATTGGAGTGCTCGGCCTCGGACTATCGCTGTTCCAGGTTGCCGTTCGCGGCGGCGGTCGCGTGCAGGCCGCGGCCATCATCATCAGCAACAACAACCAGGATGAAAACACCGCCATTGGCACCACGATCGGCAACGTTTCCGTCATCGGCGGCAGCGGCACCTACACCTTCACCAAAACCGCCGATCCCGATAGCGCATTTACCTTCGCCACGCCGCCGGCGCTGAAGAACGCCATCGTATTCGACTACGAGACCGCCACCGGCCATAACGTCACCATCCACGCCGACAATGGCGCCGGCTCCGTCCTCAACAGAACATTCAACATCGGCGTCAACGACATCGACGAGGTGCCGCCCGTCATTACGGTCTCGACCTCGCAGACCATCCCGGAAAACTCAGCCTTCTCGCTCACGCTGACCGCCGACAAGCCGGTGACGTGGACTAAGACCGGCGGCGCCGATACCGCGTTGTTCACGCTGACCTCGGGCGTGTTGTCGATGACCGCCAAGGACTTCGAGATCCCCACCGACGCCAATACCGACAACGCCTATGTGGTGCAGGTAACGGCGACCAGCGTGGCCTACGCGCCCGCCACCACCAACGCCACCATCACGGTCATGGTGACGGATGTCGCCGGACCCACCATCACCTCGTCGGCCAGTTTCTCGACGCCCGAGAACGCCATCTTCTCGACCACACTGTCCGCCAGCGAGAGCGCCACCTGGGCCAAGACCGGCGGTGCTGACACGGCCCTGTTCACGCTCTCGGGTGCCACGCTCTCGCTGCCGGCGCAGAACTTTGAAGCCCCGGCCGATGCCGACGCCAACAACACCTACATCGTGCAGGTCAAGGCCACCAGCGTGGCGACCGGCGAGGTCTCCAGCGGCCAGACCATCACCGTCACCGTCACCGATGTGGTCGAGACCACCAACTATCTGCTGCTAATCGACAACACCAGTTATCTGGTGCTCGCCGCCACCGGCAAACTGCTGATCGTTGGGGGCGCTTTGCTCGGTGCCGACCTCGTTGACGGCAGCGGCAACACGCTCGTCGATGGAAGCGGAAACACCTTGACCGCCAATTAGGACAACGACCATGGCCGACACCGCACTCGCCTCGATGACCGCGGCTTCCACGCTCGGCGGCACCGAACTGATCTACGGCACGCAGTCGAGCGCCGACGTGAAGATCACCGCCACCCAGATCAAGACATTGGCGGTCGGTGCCGGCGCCGTATCGGTCGCCAGCGGCAAGACGCTTACCGGCAGCAACAGTCTCACGCTCGCCGGCACCGACTCGACCACGATGACGTTCCCGGCCGTATCCGCCTCGGTCGGCTACATGAACCTGCCGCAGAACTCCAAGTCGGCCGCCTACACGACGGTGCTGGGCGATGCTGGCGGCCACATCTTGCATCCCTCCGCCGATACCACGGCGCGCACCTTCACGATTGATGCCAATGGCACCGTTCCCTATCCGGTTGGTACGGTATTGACCTTCGTCAACCAGAATGCCGGCGGCGTCGTCACCATCGCCATCACGACCGATACCATGCGGCTCGCCGGCGCTGGCACCACTGGCTCACGCACGCTCGCTGCCAACGGCATCGCCACCGCCATCAAGGTCACGAGCACCGAATGGCTGATATCTGGCACGGGCTTGACGTAGGAACTGACATGAGCGGCATTCTCAATGTGATGCTAGGTGACAATGCCTCTTCTGCGGTTGGGCCTGGCTCTTATGTCTATCTTATTGGCGCGTCGGCATCCTCCGTTGACTCAACCTCTGTGCAAACGGCCGGAATTAATGCGGTCGGGTCCGATCTGTTTGTCATGGCTGTTGGCGACCTCTCATCTAGCCCAGAGGGCACGGTTTCCGACAGCAAGTTGAACACATGGCACCCGCTGACGGATGTTCCGCAAGGTGATGCGCGAATGCGCCTCTACTGGTCCACGCCAGCAGCGACCGAGGCCTCCCATACCTTCGCATATAGCGGCTCATCAACCTACCCGTCTATTGCTGTCCTCGTGTTCAGCGGCTCGCATGCGACCCCGAACGATGCCGAAGCTACCGGAACTGGGACCAGTTCAACGGCATCTGCCGGGTCTGGCATTACGCCGACGCAGAACAATGAATTGGTCATTGCGGCCGTTGGCTACAGTGCAAACACGGTGTCTTCCATTAGTTCCAGTTTCATCATTACCGCAGATGCGCCGGTCATCGCCTTTGGTGGCGGTTCGCATTTCGGAGTCGCGATTGCCTATAAAATTCAGACCGCCGCGGCTGCCGTAGACCCCGATTGGACGTTAAGCGGCAGCGCCGACTGGGCCGCAGCCATCGCTTCGTTCAAGGGTACATAAATGACCACCACTCCGTTCCAACGCCATCATTTGGTTTATGCAGCCTGGGGACCGTAAATGACGACGACTCCGTTCACGACCTATGCATATCCAGCCACGGGCATGGTGACGCCCCGCACGACGCCAGCTCGCTTCGGCGACGTGTTCAACGTTATGGACTTCGGTGCTATCGGTACTGGATCGCCGGATCAACTCTCCACTCGCTACGGCAGTTTGGCGGCGGCGCAGGCCGTCTATCCATTCGTTACTAGTCTGACACAAACGATCGACTACGCCGCCATTCAACTCGCTATCAACACGATGTGGGCCAGCTCGTTCAAGGCCGGCACGCTCTACATCCCGCCCGGAAACTATGTCACATCGACTCCGATCGATATCGGCAATCATGTAGGCGGCGGTAACAACACCTGTGGACGCATCGTCGGCGGCGGGCGCGGCTGCACATTCATCAATGGAACGATCAATAATGATTTCCTCATGTTTGAGGACGGCGGCGTGAACGGGCCGGAGGAGCTTTCTCATTTTCGTCTTGTCAACGGAAGCTCTTGGATTGGCAGCGGCGCGCTGCGGCTCAATAACAGCAGCATGGTAATTGACAATGTCGGCTTTGGCGGAATGATGAATGTCTTTCTGCCCTTTGATATCTATGACGTGGCCATCAATAATTGCACGGGTGGATGCAGCAACGACCCGACTACGGGCTTCAATGGTACTTTAGGTATTGCTGGCTATGCACCGCACATAAAGAACTGGCGCTGCACCAACAACATGATGGTGGCATTCGCACTTTGGGGCGGCAACGGCTCTCACCTCGATGGCAATGGAATTGAGAAC